GTTAAGCGGAGCACAGGGTTAAGCGGAGCACAGGGTTAAGCGGAGCACATCGTACATTCTGTTTCCGGTTGTAGAGAGAACTGTTGGGCCTGATGTTTAGGTTTCCTTCGCAAATAATACATACCCGTTTTTAGTCCTTGTTTCCAAGAATAGATATGCATACTCGTTAATATCTTATAATTCGGCTCTTCAATCCACAAGTTCATTGACTGGCTCTGGCAAATATATGCGCCTCTATCTCTCGACATATTGATAATATGTTTCATAGGTATTTCCCATACAATCTTATACTTTTGTTTTAGCTTATCCGATATCTCAGGTATATTTTGAATAGAGCCTTTGTTTTCGATAATCTTTTCTTTTAATTTAAGAGTCCATATTCCCATATCGATTAATTCCTTCATTAGGTATTTATTGATTACGATAAACTCTCCTGCCAAGGTTCGCCTCGTATATATATTACTCGTAAATGGTTCAAAACATTCATTGTTGGATAATATTTGGCTAGTCGATGCAGTAGGCATTGGTGCTACGCACAGCGAATTACGAACACCATTATTCATTATATATGTCCTTAGTTTGTCCCAATCATATAGTTGAGGAGTAATATTCCACATATCAAATTGGAATACACCTTTTGATATCGGTGAACCATTAAATGAATCATACGGTCCTTGCAAGAGAGATAATTCCATACTCTTTTCCATCGAAGCATAATAAATGGTTTCAAATATATTCTTATTTACAGCAATCGCTTCATCACTTTCAAATGCAATGTCCATCATAGCAAACGCGTCCGCAAGGCCTTGTACACCAATACCAATGGGCCTGTTACGCGTATTGCTTAGACGAGTCTTATGAGTGGGATAAAAATTCACGTCGATTAATTTATTTAAATTATTTGTTACAATTTTAGTAACATTGATTAACTTCTGATAGTTGAACACCCCATTCTCTACCATTGACGAGAGAGAGATACTTGCTAAATTACATACTGCACTTTCATTCGCATCACTATATTCTATAATCTCGCAACACAAATTAGACGACTTTATTGTACCTAAATTTTTCTGATTGCTCTTTTTGTTGCACGCGTCCTTATACAGCATATATGGCGTACCTGTTTCCATTTGACTATCCAAAATTTTAAACCACAGTTCACGAGCCTTTATCTTTTTAATGTATTTGTTTTCGGAAACATACTGTTCATACATCATTTTGAAATTATCGCCGTATGCATCAGCCAATCCTTGCGATTGATTCGGGCACATCAAATGCCAATCTCCGTCTTTTTCTACCTTTTCCATAAATAAATCTGGTATCCAAAGAGCATAAAATAAATCTTTGGCCCTCATTTCCTCGTCGCCGTGATTCTTTTTTAGTTCTAGAAATTTTTCAATATCTGCGTGCCAAGGCTCTAAATATATGGCAAAACTTCCATTACGTTTTCCGCCACCCTGGTCAACATATCTTGCAGTATTATTAAAAACACGCAACATCGGAACGATACCATTCGATGTGCCATTTGTACCATTGATATGGCTTCCTTCGGCCCTTACATTGTGCATATGGAGACCAATGCCACCTGCCCATTTCGATATACTAGCGCAATCCTTCAATGTATTGAAAATCCCATCAATGCTATCATCCTCCATACCTAACAAAAAACAAGAACTTAACTGGGGACGAGCAGTTCCGGAGTTGTACAATGTCGGGGTGGCGTGAATAAATTCTTTCAAGCTCAAACAGTCATATGTTTCTTTTACCCTATCCAGGTCTTCGCCGTGAATTTGAATGGCAACCCTTAACCACAAATGCTGTATTCTCTCTACCACTACATCATTACGAATTAAATAAGCTCGCTCTAATGTTTTAAAACCGAAAAAATCTATTAGAAAATCTCTACTGTGGTCTATGATAGAATTAAAATATTCATAGTGTTTTTTTACAATATTCAAATAGTGTTCTGATAAATATCCTGGTTTGACGGAGTTTACACAAGTTAAAATAGACGGATTGACTTCTTTTTGATGATTCGATACACATATCAAACTGGATAACTTAGAATAATCGTAATGATTCGATCCTAATGCAGCACATATTTCCGCCATCAATTCGTCAATCTTTTTAGTAGGTATATTATCATACAACTGATCTACTACCTTGTTTACTAAACTCGCATATTGTATATTCAAATCTGGTCCAAGTTGTTTTAAACGCGCAACTATCTTTTCATAAGATAATTCCTCAATTTTACCGTTTCTTTTAATTACATTCATTACATATTATTCTTTAGTTTTTTTTATATCTGTTTTGATAGTTCTTCTCTTTGGGGCTCTTATACTATAGTCTCCTATTCTCTCGACGCAAATCGTATTCCATATATCTTGTAAATGTGGAATTGCATATTCAAACCACGCACTCTTTCTTTTTATTAATACACACGAATAGGTATCTAATTTCCAATAGATTGTTTTAATCCAATTGCTATTCTGAGTCATATTCAAATCCAACCATTCATTCAACTCTTGTTCATTTGTAATTGTAAACGGCATATATACGTAGACGTATTCTTGATCCTTTACAAACTCCATGATACAACCCTTTTCCTTTTCATCTTTTGACATAAATAATGATTCATTGCTATCTTGCAAAAAATCATTATAACTTTCATATTCTGTAAACTTTGTTTCAACAAAATCAACTTCTGGCAGATCGCATACTTCCATTTGCAACAGGGTTTGTGTGTAATAATCCTTTTTAGGAATTCCGTCGATTACACGAGAGACTACATTTTTAATTTCAATCATTCTACCAAAATTATGTTTGCCTACTACTATACCATCTGGAGATGCAGCTAAAAATGGGAACTTTGGATGTTCAATACAACCAAAATCATCTATCTTCGTATCATTTCTGTCTTCATATAGAAGACGAGTAAGTGGCTCGTATTTATGTCCCCACGTCATCGGGGATTCGTTAAACGTAGGTGATTTATTGTGAGTCGTCAATGGCTTACACTTCTCATATATAAGTTGATTTTTATTTGCCTGCGTGCCGAATGCTTTCCACGCATTACTTGCTGTGATATGCTGTTGTCTAAATTCATACCATTCTGGTGTTTTTTGTTGGGGCTGAGGAATATTTTGCAACATTATAATGTGTTCTTGTGGAACAGCATAGACCATTGGTTCGGACGACCGACTCCTATCTAAGTCAAGTTCGATTAAAATACGGTTTATATTTGAAGCATAATACTCCTTATCGACGGGGTGAGTTTTTACAAGTTCGTTGTAAATTAGTTCATTGTAGTTTGTATTTACAACCCATTCAGGATGTGCGACAATGCAAGTTGGTATACGTTCTTTCAAGAAAACTTCTGGGTCCATTACATAATCAATATAATTATATTTATATTCATTAAATAATCTTTTTAGTTTTTTTCTTGCTGAGAGGTTCAGCTACGATATTAAATTTACGCGTGTCTGTATTAAACATCAATCCCCCAATTTGATCTATGTTTCCATTTTCTTGATTATAAGAGAGTTCGTTGTTTTTACTCAACTTTTTTCTCTCAATCATTAATGTAAAAAAACGTATCGCTGTGTTCGACTCTTCTTCATTTAAATTATGTTTCGCCGATAATGTTTCCTTTACATATGTTTTGATCTTCTTTAATTTTTCGGTCTTGGATAGTTTAGACCACACGCCCTTTTTATTATTTTCAATATCCATTGTTAGAAACTTATTGAGAGACTCTTCAGTTGAATCTGTAAATGTATCAATGTTCGCACCAGTTGAGATCATAGTTCTATATTTCAAGCTGTTGTATTCCTTGCACTCGTCCTTTAAATCCTTTGCTTCCTTTTGATTGGCATCTTTACTCATTTAAATATAATATATAAGATATGTTTAACTGGTTATATGAAACAAATAACCTTGTCCGATAATTGTAGAAAAAAAAAATATGTATTGGAACTCGACCAATTAGATATATTAAAAAAAATATGCGATAATACTGAATCAAACAGTGATTTTAATTCTGAATTAAAAAAGAAATTTAGTGCTTACAAAAATCAAGATAAGAATAAAAATAAATTTGATGAAACAAAACACATCACTTACACGCAAATGGTGAAGAAGTTATATGACTCTCAATTAAAATGTTATTATTGTAATTGCAATGTATTAATATTATTCAATGCGAAGAGAGAAGGTACACAGTGGACTTTAGAGAGATTAGATAATAATATTGGGCATTATGAATCAAACACGTGTATTGCCTGTTTGAAGTGTAATTTAAAAAGACGAACCGATAGTCACGAATATTTCAAACAAGGAAAACAGTTGACTTTAATTAAATTAGATTAATTAAAATTTAAACAGGAATTCTTTTTATATACAATGAAATATGAGAGTCAGAATGACCTTTCATTACATAAGTTGATGATATTTTATAATGCTGATGATAACCTCAATAAAATGCTATGTATTATAAATGGCGAATCTAAAATTTCTCTCCGCATTGTAGATTGGTTTTCTACCAATTATGCTAAGAAATGGTTCACCGTATATGATTTAGACAACTGTCCGCGTTTTAGGGTGTATAATGATTATAAATTAAAACTGAAGGCGTACTCTAAGCGGCGGTTTGATCCATTTTGTAGGTGGGAAAGGATCAAGGTACCATTCGGAGATCAACAGTATAGCATCGAAACAACTATTGGCCAATTGAATTTTTTCAAATGGGCAATCGAAAATAAGATTATTGATTATATTGAACGTAATTATATGGATATTGAATTTGATATGAATTCTAACAATAGTATATCGAAGACTAAAAAACATAATGATTCTATCGGAAAAACTCGAAAACGCAGAGAAGAACTTTCAATATCCGCTGCAAAATGTATGAAAAAAGAAAAAGTAGATATAGTGGTAAAATTCGTTTAAAATAAGGCTTTATATATTTATAATGGGTAATGTGTATTCCTCCTTTTCGTCATATACTTTTGATACAATACAGCATAAAGTAATGTGCAATGCTGATATCGTTTTAATTAATACACTTTCTTTAGACGAACAGTGTTGTTTGATCAAAAATACTTTACACGCAAATAAAGAAGCAGATTTTATGAATCAATTACTTAATAAGGATAAGAATAAGGAAATTATTGTCTACGGTAGGAATCACCGTGATTTAAAGGTAACTGAAAAATACAACCAATTAAAAAAGTTGGGGTTTGTCAATGTATATATTTATTTTGGTGGTTTATTTGAATGGCTATTATTGCACATTGTCTATAAGGAATTTAATTTTCCAATCGACGGAACATTTAATGAGAATGATTTATTGAAATATAATTAAAATCTGTTTAACAATGCAGTAGAACATTGCGGCGTCAAATTACTAATTACGTCTTGGGTTTGAACTAAGGTTGCTTCAATGTCTTGTAAATTATTAAATGGACCGCACGCTTGGGTGGCTGCAAAATTAAGCATATTCCACCCACTTTTATCCGAAGGCACTGTTTTTGTTGCATATTTTAATGTTGGTTTTGGTTTTTTGGTTTTGTAAGCATCTAAACAATGTGGAGTATTCGAATTTAATATACCGTATTCAATATTACCATTTGACGTCATAGCGTCTGCGTAACACTGGTTACGTACAACTGGATCGCTATTGTTATCAACGCAACTGTTTATAGCTTTAACAAATTCAGGTTCTTTGTATAATTCGTTCAAACTATTATTTACATTATTTCCATTGTCAAAATAATCACAATAATCTTTGTATGATGAAGAAAATTCTGCAAATTGATTCGATGTTTTCGACACATTTGGATCTATTTCTACTACCAGCGGGGGCTCGTTTGTAATACCCTCTTTATTCTTATAAATGACAAATGCTAAAACAACTATGAGAAGTATTAATGTGTAGTTTAATAACATTATATTATAGATACATAAAATTGAAAGTGAATTAATGAGTATTTATATATTAAAATACGCAATGACCACACAGACCAAACTCACTAAACTTGAATGGATCCAAATTGAAAAACCAGTGACCGAAAAGGAAAAGGTCATTTTAAATATGATAAAAAATAGCTATCACGCCGCACAAGTTGTGCAACTGCATCAAACGATATCTTCTCTCGTTAAGTTAGATCACGACGAAAAGGATTACTATATTTATACAGTCCTTCTAAAAGAAACAGTAGACCAATTATCCAAGAAATACAATATTACGCCATTTGTCTTGTCAAAACCTAAGAAGAAGCTAAATACTGCCGACAATATACGGTTGACAAGTCAACAAAAAAAGGTATCTGAAAATATAGAAATGATAATTCTTGAAATCATACAAAAAATGCTAAAAGAATTAAGTAAACCTAAAAAGGAATACTATTTCTATAACATATGTCATTTATACAAAATTTACAAATTGAATTACTACATATCTCAATTTGTAAAAAATATCATAGATAAATATTCTGCTTCGATGGACATTATTCATTTCTTGGAGAATACAGAACGATTTATTGAAACAAATACTGTATTCGATTACAACCCACTTCAGTTGTACGATCACCAAAAAACGATTCTTTCGTTGTTTCAAGACGTGTCGACACCCAAATGCGTATTCTATCGTGCACCTACAAGCTCAGGTAAAACTCTTACACCGATTGGGTTGTGCGAAAAATGGAGGGGTATATTCGTTTGTCCATCTCGACATATCGCTCTTAGTTTAGCAAAGAGCGCTGTTAATGTGGGTCGTAAGGTCGCATTCGCATTTGGATGTACGACACCGGAAGACGTGCGTCTACATTATTTCTCAGTAAATACATTTTCAAACGATAAATTTAAGCGCCCGAATCACAGCGACGGCCAAAAAGTAGAACTGATGTTCTGCGACATCAAGTCTTATGAAATTGCAATGTTGTATATGACATCATTCTTCGATAAAAGTCAGATGTTTATATTTTACGACGAACCCACTATGAAAATGAACGAAGTGGATGACGACTTGCACGAAGTTGTAAAAAAAATATGGGAAGTTAACGTAATACCTAATATTATATTGTCCTCCGCAACTTTACCTAATCAAAATGAAATGCACCCTATCATCGAGAGATATGTTAGCAAATATTCCGGAGAGATACATTATATCGATACATACGATGAAACTACAAACGTATCTTTGTTGGATGCAAGTGGTGGAGTCATTATGCCTCACAATGTATTTAAAAATATTTCCGACATAGACACATTTATTGGAGTACACGGTAAGACGCATATGAAATTTCTGAGTGTAACTGAATGCGCAACGTTTTCGCTATACGTGTGTAAGAATGTTTTCAATAATATGGAGATTATATTGGAACATTTTGGAGAAATACAAAACATAACAACGAAAAGCATTCGCGAGCTCTATTACATTGTATTACAGCGAATTAAAAAATCAGAATATAGCTTTATATTACAGAATTACGAATCTTACAAAAAAACAAAACGCATTGAAATTGGAATTGAGCTAACCACTCGGCATAGTTTTACACTTACGTATGGACCGGCAATGTTTATATGTAAAGATATCAATAAATGGGTTACCTATTTTATGGAAAATAGCGGAATACATTTATCTTCGTTTACAGAATTAGACAAATCGATTAGTTACAACAATGATGTCATTGAAAAAATTATTAAAAAGAAACAACAACTCGAAGACAATACGAGCAAGGATGAGAAGAATGAAAATAAAATGAAAGATCAACGGTTTGACCCAAACACAAAACAATTAATACAGGAAATAGATAAATTAGAAAGTATGTTGAAACCAATACAGCTGAACAGTATGTACATACCCAATACACGCGAACATTTCAGTAAATGGTCTACAAAGCGGTTTGAAGATTCAAATGTATTCACGAGTCGCGTAGAAGAACAATACGTTCGGAAAATTATGAATTTACAAGTTCATACCAATTATAAAATATTGCTTCTAATGGGCATTGGTATATTTAATCCTACCGAGGTGATCGAAGAATATAATGATATTATGAAAGAACTCGCAGAAGATAAACAACTACTGTTTATCATTTCAACAGGCGATTTTATGTATGGGACAAACTATCAATTCTGTCACGCTATTTTCGCAGAAGAACTCACCAATGTAACTCAGGAACAAATTATTCAGTCGATTGGTCGTGTTGGCCGTAAAGAAAAAAATAAATTGTTCACATTTCGATTTAGAGATAATTCGCGTATTATAGATCTATTTGTAAAGTCAAACACCCTGGAAGCAGATAATATGAACAAGTTATTCATATAAACTAAAAAGAGTATAAACATATTAAAATATATTTTTTAATGGCAATCTCATTGAATAATTTCGTCGAATATAAACAATCGACTCATAATAATACTAGTATTCTTTTATTTGATGTAAAAAAGGAATTGCCGACGGCCTTTGAATGGACGTGTGCAGTAGAAGAATTTAAAAATAAAATGGTTGATCTCATTAAAGAAGATGTACAGTTTGCGTTTATTTTAGATGTTAGATTGATGGGACTCCTTTCTATTTCACAAATCAAACAATTTTCTAAATTGCTTCAAACATATGGACCCTTTTTAGAAAAAAGATTAATATGCAGTACTGTTGTCGCACAGGGAGAAATTATTAAAAATATATTTGAACTTGTTAAACTGTTTTATAAAACCGTTAAACCATTGAAGATTGTCAATAATATGGAGGATTCTTTTAAATATATCGAAAATTGTAAATTAGCGTTTAAATAACATTATAAACGCAATTACATCGTATGCAGGTGTAAGATATCTTAACCTTCGAATGTTTTCTTTAAATATTGCTACTGTTTCTGGTAATAAACAACTTACATTGTGCTTAGCCGATTCATCTCCTGGAGCCCATCCAAACTTACCTTCCTGATATCTACCGCCAAATGAGTGTGTCGCCATAATTGGAATTGCTGCAGATTCATATATTTTTGCATCTAGTCCCTTGCTTTTCGCCAGATCCATATATTCTTTTAGCTTCAGCAAGCCAGCTTCGTAATCTTCGCAACTCATATCGTGTTTTAAATATTTGTAATCTATGATAGAGTTGCCTTCATTTACACGTAATGCGAAATGTGGGTTCGGCTCGGGTCTGCACGCTAGAAACATTCCGGTATTATCAATCAGTGACGTCATACATAAATCGTTCGCCATTTCTTTATAAGGCGTATCCAGCATATAGAGGGGATTAGGTATTAACACGTGGCGAGATATATTGACTGATAAATTTACACAGGTTACACCGCCAATGTTATCTATAAATGTATTCCAAATGTCTGGGACATTTATCAATTTACCTGGCTCATCGGTTTGCTTCTGATTTATACCTGCTGCCAATCTACAGTCATCCCTTGCGCCAACCGTAACAACTCGAGTTGCCGGGACCTTCTTTAAACAACGCGCAATAGATGCGAGTGTTCTACTGTGTATAGGACCACAGTTTAAATATCCGTCAAGTGGGGCATTGATCTCACACCCATCTTCCATAAACAGAATGATATTGTATTCGGTTTCAAAAGGTACATTAAATTCAACGCCTTTAAAACACGGGAATAATTTTTTTAGATATTCGAGGCGCGAGTGAGGTGTACGATATCCGGCAGATATAATGATAATAAGATTTGCGGTTGTTTTCATTGCAGCATATCTCAACATAACCAGATCGTCGTTGTCTTCCTCTGGGTCTGATGATACTGCATAAGTCCCGCCTGATTCAAATATCAGACATTCGCCCGCGACGACTTGGCAAATCTTATCATTCAATTCCTCAACCACTTGGTCAGGAATCTGATTGTACTGGGTTAGAGCGTATCGATAAACTTCTTCGGGAGTACGAGTGTCCATTTTTTTGAATATAATATCTGAATATATTCATTCAATTTTCTATATAAAAATAATTTATATGTTATTGTATGTTGTCGGATGATTTTCGTTTGTATAATTCTTTTAAACCAATTAAGGTAGAAGAAAGGAATTATATATTATTTTTTAATGGTGATGAACATACAATGGAGCGAAAATTGCAGCAGTACCCTAGTTTTGTACCGTGGACGATTAGCAAGCCTGATTTTAAGAGATTTACACAAACAAATCGAGTTCATTTTATTGAAAAAAATAATTAGTTTATGGTTTAAAAATAACTAATACGTTATTGTCTACATAATTTTTGGTCGACGGTATATTGATTATGTTAAATGTGCAATCTGTATATATTCTCTCCCATTCTCTCACTTTATTTACGAATAGGTGCAATTCTTTATACATAATGTCTTCTATGATAAAGTACCCTTGTTTCTTCAACTTATGTATACTATTTTCAAAAAAACATACATTTGCATGAAATGTATGCAACCCATCCTCGATAATGATGTCAAAATCTTCTTGTAAATTGGGTTCGTTCCACATTTTTTGAACAATTTCGGGCTTGGTCTGATCACAGTAGAACGTTTTTATATTATCTGTATTAAACAATATACCTGAATCAACGTCGGCTCCAAATATTTTAGAATTAGGAAAAAACTCTTCCCAACCATATAAAGATGCACCGGGCCGTCCATTTGCACCCATATTTGAAGGTACGCTTAAATTATTAGTACCTAATCCTAATTCAAACACTCTCATTTCTTTCTCCCTTATAGGATTGAATAAACTATAATACAATGTGGTATAATTGTGCTGACTATTCTCAATGTCTACGTGACCCTTGTCACTTTTATGCCTTCCCATTATTTCACACAACACTGTACTCTTTTTTTCGTCAAACTTAATCATTTAATAAATATAATTGTTTTTTATTTAAATACTTTGTCTATATAATTGTAATGAAATACACGGCAGTTATCATAGAACCGCGGAAACACGAAGCGATCGAGTTTGTATTAAGAAATGCCCTTGAATGTTTAAACGATGATTGGAGTATTGTTTTTTTTCACGGTAATCAAAATAAAGAATATGTATCGAATATAGTGAAGGATCTAAGTCGTATTACATTGGTTCATTTACCAGTAGATAATTTAACATTATCACAATATAGTGAATTACTTGCAACGAAAAGCATTATTTACGATTATGTTACCGAAATATTTTTGGTTTTTCAAACGGATAGTATTATATTTGTAGAAAATAAGGATTTAATTCATAATTTTCTTGACTATGACTATGTAGGAGCACCTTGGGAAATTACAAATTGTTATGCTTCCAAATCGTGTAGTTTTATTGGAAATGGTGGGTTTAGTTTACGACGTAAAAGTAAAATGTTAGAGATTATTGAAAAAATAAAATGGGAAAATAACAATGAAGATTTGTATTTTTGTACGAATTATGAAAATGTGAAAGTAAATAAACCAACCTACGAAATTGCAAAAACGTTCTCTGTAGAAGGAACATTTTCAGAGATTGCATTTGCTTCTCATAAGCCGTGGCTTGAAAAACATTATCAAGATTTTATAAAAATATACCCTATTGTTGAAACATTGAGAAAAATGCAAAATATTATACAATAAACTCGTCTATCATAGGAAATATGCCTCGTATTGCAGCTGCACATTCTAACGCAACATCTCTATGCTCTTTTTGTGTCCCATTTCCGCTACGCAACTGTATGTAATGTACCCAAGACCGAAGTGTTCCGTTCATATACAGTCTGGATAAAGTAAGTCCTTCTGGTAAAACAGCGCGGGCTTGTTCTTTTGCAATTCCGTTATCAATTGCCCATTTATAAACGGTAGTAGTTTGTTCGATGATAAGTCGTTGCTGTTCTTCCCAATGCGCCTTGAGCAACGCGTCAGTTGTTTCGATACTATTTTGTCTGTTTTTATTATCTTGTGTTCTTGCTTCCTTTAATTCATTTCCTAAATCTGCTATTGCATAACGTTGAGAGAATTCTTGAAAGGAAAAGGACCGATGTCTTAAAATCTGCCGAGCGATATCTCTCGTCGTTTCTATTTCTAAACATATACTCACCATTTCTAACGGCGACCAATGCTGATTCTTAATTAAATACCGTATTAATTTTTCATTGGTGTCGGTATTATTCTGATTTGCCGGATTAGATACACGAGCACAATATGCTACTAAATCCTGCAATGAGTCGTGGTCATTTGACTTCGTATAACTTATAAGTTGAACCTTCATTTCATAAGTTATACTAAATATATTTAAATCATTTTTCTTCCAACAGAGAGCCATAAAGCAAGAGATACTAAACTTCCTACAACGTATCCATTACCTGCATTCTCTAATGTTTTTCCTAAACCATAATAGAATCCAAATGGAAATAGTATGAAAGTTAGAAAAATGTAAAATAACATAATGCTCATAAATGTTTGCCTTTTGTCCATTTATATTGATTGATATTATATTTTTGAAATAGAAGTTTATAATTTACTATAGTTATTAAAATAACTCGTCAATAATCCTTGTAGCAATGCGAATACGCACATTACTATCACTATTTTTATAAAATCTTTTTCACTCGGTAGGTCAAATTTGGTTTCTTTGTTACTAAATTTACCAATGTTGTAGTGAATCATATTCTCAAAAAGGTTGACGAATAAATATACGAAAAATGAAATAACTATGATATGGAAGCTCGCACCTGAAATATACATTGTATAGATTATTTAAACATTTTATATATAATGGTGTAATGATTTCACACAAGACGGTTATGCGATATATGGAAATAGCTACTTTGATGAAGAGTTGTGCGCCGTCATTTCCAAACAAAATAGTTGTCAATTTATTTTACGAACCGTCTACGCGCACATCTTGTTCATTTCAAACTGCCGCATATAAATTAGGCTGTAAAGTGATTTCGATTACAGACAAGTACTCCAGCGTTGAAAAGGGAGAGACATTGGAAGATACTATTAAAACAGTTGGGTATTATGGGGACGTTATTGTGCTGCGTCACCCTGAAAAGGGATCATTTGAAAGGGCTCAAAAGGTATCTAGAGTACCTGTGATTAATGCAGGTGATGGAAATGGCGAGCATCCTACCCAGGCATTATTGGATATATATACTATTTATGATGAATTAAAAAAACGTGGAATGAAAGTAGGCGATGATTATATTACGGTGACCTTTGTAGGAGACTTGTTGAATAGCCGTACCGTTCACTCTCTCCTTACCATTTTAAAAGAGATTCGGAATGTTCAAATAATATTTGTAAGTCCACCTGGATTAGATTTACAACACGATGATGCCATTCATAATATGATGCTGAGTGAAGCGATTGGATTGACCGACGTTCTCTATGTAACGAGGATACAGAGAGAAAGATTTGCGGATCACTCCGATTATTTGAATATTGTGAATCACTATGACGATTATCGAGTAACACCCGAACTCTTAAAATACGCAAAACCGTCTGCAATTGTAATGCACCCATTGCCCCGTGGCAATGAACTATCTGTTGAGGTAGATAGCGACCCGCGATCTGTTTATTTTAATCAAGTTGAAAATGGTGTCTATATGCGGATGGCCATTTTGGAAAGTCTATTTAACCCTTTATAATTGTTTCCTTTTTATATTTTTATTTGTTTTGCTTTTTGGTTTTTGTATCTTAACATTTTTCTTGGGAGTTACCTTTAATTCTGCATTTACAACCGCTTTATTTTTATAATGAAGTAAAAAATTATATAATTCTTTTTCATTTAAATGATAACATTTCAGTTCATTCTCAAATCCAGTTTTATGCAATTTTTTTATGTTATCTATGTTAACAAGATTGTTGTTAACAACATACAAATTATCACCGTTGATTAGGTGTCCCGTATCATTCACAATTTTTAATTCTTCTAATTCGAAAAATAATAAATCATATACCATACTATTAAAACCATTGCCCCACCAGTTTGATTTACATTCGGCTTTCATTGTAAGTATTTTTCTTCTCTGTACTTCGGCTCTAAAAATAGGCATCGTAATGTCATTGACGGTTCTTTTCAGCGGTTGAACTTGTTGGGCTTGTTGAGCTTGTTGGGCTTGTTGGGCTTGTTGAGGTGCTCGAGGGCCTGCTGTCAGACCCACTGCACCAAGCACAAGACCCGCCGCTGCCAAATAATTTTCTGTAGCCCAATTGTTATCCGCCATATATATAAATTTATACAATAATATTACTTATATTAGTCTCTATATTCATTACGCCGGTTGTGATTCTTTTATGAAATTCAATATCATAATTCTTGTTATTATTTAATTCTATTACAGAAGACCACGAGTGTATTAAACATACATCGTAATGATTCGTATATTTCGCATAATTTCTTAGTTTATGGTTACCTAGTAAACTGGCCAATATGCTAAAAGTACTATACTTTACACCTTGTAAAATTTCTTTACATTTCGATAAACAAAACATATCCATTACGCTATTATAATTACAATAATTTTCATTCGTATCAATCTGTATTAATTTTATTTTTTTATTCAATTCATTGGAAATATTACACATAATGTGATATATTTCATTTTTCCAATGATTGTCTTCACTTACTATCAAAAATGTGGGTTCTTCTTCAGATATAATTATATTTCTTATGTCTTCTAACATTTTATTTATTATTATTTCAAATTCATTTATTGAATTTTCGTGTCGAATATCACCACCTGTAAGAGTAAGTTTATCACTTATTCTTAAATGAATCCCATATGCACGTTCTATGTCCTTTGGAATTTTTGATAAAATAATTTCAGAAGGTTTTATTATTTTCGAATATTCTACAAAATCATTCGAAATCTGTTCAAATGTTATTTCAGGTAAAAATGTTTTAATAAATTCATATACTTTATACGGACACAATGAAGATGATGGATTGTGCGACGTTACATAAAAATTACTTGTAGCATCAGATATTTCTATCTCATCAAATTGAAATAATCTATTGTCATAATTGTTATTGCCCCACATAAAATATCCATTATTGAAAAATGATACTCTTGGTTTATAATTAAGATGTTTGCACAATACATAAAAACCTATTAAATCTAATAATTTGTCACCTAATCCATTAACTAATTTGATGCTAACATAATTATCCGCCATATTACATTGAATTTATTTAAATATTATTTGGCTTCCGAATAGCTTTGTAAGAGAAAATTGAATGCACCCTAATTTATAAAATGGTTTGTAAAATATGTCGATTACAAACTATTTCGGAAAGCCCCGCACGAAATATGTGCCGTACAAGAGCCCTTATACGTTTGATAATTTGCCGAACGCATATGGAGGAGGAACGCGAATACCATTTTGGTCAGGTCGCACGTTCCCTCTTGAAGACAGTGACACAACACAAATTCATAATTGGCCAAGTTATTTCCCATATATAAATCGTGATACTGACTCGATAACTTACGGTAATGTAAGGAGTCGAGATGATATGAAATGGGTCGGCCACGAACAATATAAATTAGAAAATGTACAACGTATGTTCAACAACGTGTTAATCAAATGTATGGAATGGGTGACAATTCCGTTTTGGACCATAAACAAAATAGTTCCGGCGATTAGTATGGTTCAAATACTCATATTAAAAATAGCAGACACGGATAAACACGTCGAACATCTTGAAAAAATGGTTGCTTCTTTGTGCGAAGATAATCTATCCTTGAATAATCGTATCAAGGCATTGGAAAACCAAACACATATACCTTTGGCAGAGCCTATAGCAGAGCCTATCTCGGATAATATCACTGTTGCAGAAGCTATTCTAAAATGGTAGATCTACTCGCTTCCAAAATAGCCACCCTTTCCAATCTTGAAATCAGTGAGTCTAGTAATGGTATCATTCTTATCTCTCATAATCTCCTTGATGACATCCTTGATAGAAATCATTCCAATAAACTCATTGTTTGAATCATCGACTACAAGTAGATGCCGAATGTCCTTGATCAACATCTTATTCATACACTGTTCCAAGGTATCATTTTTCTTTGCAATAATAATGTTCGGTGTGTACGTGCAAATATGTTTCACCCAAACACACGAATCATCCTTACCCAGGGCAGCAACCTTGTTGATATAATCACGCTCCGACAATACACCTGCCACCTGGTTCTGTGCGTCAGTTACAGCAAGACAACCAATATTGAATGTTGAAAACATTTGCACCGCCTTTCGTGCACTATCTTCTTCACTAATCTTGAAATCGATCTTATGATAACACGAATTCTTGAATACAGATAGCGCCGTGACTTGATTGACGGTTGAAAAAAGGCGGCGCTGGAGCATTATAACAAGTATATGTATTAATTTTATATTGTTTTAGTATATGTATCAATTTGATTTAATATTTTCAAATTGGATGTTTGTGTGGTTCTTATTGTATCAGATGAAAATCACTTCATATAATCCAAAAATTGCGTTTATTTTAGGGTTGATAATAAACGCCTGCCTAATATCCTTGATGATATATTACAATAATTCATTTATTTACATATTTTTATTCTCTGTCTTGATATTTATATTTAAATTTATACCTTTTTGGATATTGCGAAATACTAATCTTAGATTGAAAGATTTTTATGCATTGTTAATATTGTTTTTCATTTACGTCATATGGATTGGTGGTTTTAATTTAGAAAGTTATATAAAAAATAATAATGATATTATTGCAAACATAAAAAATAATAAACCGACTAATCCATTTATCAAGTATGTTCTTAATAAAATTGATATGTAATTTATTCGTTAGTGATTCCTTTAAAATGAAGTGTGCTACGAAAGATCGAAACCTAAATCCTTGCCGCGGTAATGCATCTCACGGTAAATTCTGTAAGATTCATCACTATATGACGGATTATACTGATGAAATGGTTGCCCAGGCAAAGCCTTGCGGTACTTGCCGCAAAACCCATTATATGGGCGAATATACTACTTGCTTGCCCTGTCGCGAGCGCGGTGAGGCAATTCGAGAGAAGAAGAAAGAGGAAGTTGTACTATGTGCCAAGAAGGGTTGTGCTTTTAAACAATCCGAAAATAAATATTGCGGCAAACATCAGCTGTATATATTCTTGGATGAAACCGAAGCTGCTGGACTGAAAGCGTGTGTGAATGCTGTACGCGGTTGTCGTGAAACGATGGAGCCGACGTATAAATTTAGTCGATGCCAAGAATGTCTCAAGAAGGACCGCGAAAAAGACCACGAAAAACGCGGTACTGCTGTTCCCGGAAAGCAATGTACCGTTTGTTGCAAGGAATATCCGGCAGAAATGTTTCAAGGTATGAAAGGTACTACTCTGACTTGCAAGAATTGTCGTGATACGTTTAAACGGGCAGATGAGAAACGCGATGTCGAGCACGCGAATGAGCTTGCTCGTAAAAATGCACAGAAGCCTGAACGAAAAGCGGTAAAGGCGGCTTGGGTAGACAAAAATTATGAAAAGGTTGCAATGTATTGTCTGAAACATCGCCAGAAACATATCGAAACTGACGTGGATGGATATCACAAGCATAACGCCGAAATGGCAAAAGCTTGGCGTGATAAAAATCCGGAGAAAGTTCATGCAATAAATAAGAAAAAGATTGATAGTATTGAATCTCAATATTCTGTTTATAAACGAACTGCTGAATTAAAAAAATTAGATTTTAAATTGGAAAAAGAAGAATTTTACGAGATTGTAAAAAGTAATTGTACTTATTGTGGAATTATCCAAGAAAAAGGATTCAATGGAATAGATCGAGTTGTATCAACTATTGGGTACATTCCAGAAAATTGCGTGAGCTCGTGTGCAATGTGTAACTTTATGAAAAAGTGTTTAGACAAACAAACATTTCTACAAAGAATAGAGCATATTTTGTCATATAATAAATTTGTTGAGGGTAAAATGCATCCCGAAGCATTCAGAGATTATAATCCTACATTTATATCGTATATAGGCAAATGTGATAAAAGAGGAATATCATTTGATATTACACAAGATGAATTCTATGAATGTACAAAACAGAATTGCTATTTATGTGGAAAGGCGAATACATTATCACATACAAACGGAATAGACAGGATTAATAGCAATATTGGATATACTATAACAAATATACATACTTGCTGTGCTAATTGTAATTATATGAAAAATAATTATTCGTATAAAGAATTTATGGATAAATGCTCACTCATTTACGAACATAGTATTAAAAATAATAATATTATAATAGAAAATATAGTGATCGAAACAAGAGATATTGTAAAAGGTAATAAAGTTTCAAGTGAAGAGCGAAAAGAACAGAATCGA